TTGCTATATAAAACTCCCTACTCTAGTGTAACCACTAGAATAGAGACCAGTTTTGTGGCGCTCAGTTTTACTTTCATGATACACACAACCCCAACAAATTCTACACAGGGTTACGTGTACTCAAGTAAAACTTGTCAAGCAATTGGATACATGAAAGGAAAAAAACGAACTCCTCGGTTCATTTAAAAAAAACCTTTCTTTTGTAATTACACACCAGGATCTATAAACGGCAAAAAGCCGATAAAGTATCCTAGTGCATAATCATCGCAAGCAGAGCGACAAACTCTGCTTCCGAGTAACATTTGACCATCATTAGTTTCTAATCTATTACCCCAGGTAAGCATTCCAAAGAACGCATCCTGAGATGTAGGAACACTGGTACTAGATCCAGAAAACCAATTGATTCTCATATGGTTTGCGCTATAATGAGGGACCTTTACATTAATAGGTCCATTTAACGCAGTATCTATAACCATCGGGCCCAATCTTTGAGCTCCAGTAGGATTCAAAGAAGAAGTGCTAGATGGATAGATATTAGGTGGGTTTGTGTCAACTAGATTGTTAAATGAAGGTGTTATTTGTGCTACAAAGCCACTGGAACAAGTGGAGGGGCACATAAACCTAACACCACCTCTAGAGAACTGGTACCCCGACGCAAAGAAAGACAAGTAGTCTAAACCTAGAGTCGGAGGATCAAGTACTTTAGTGGTAGCATTACATTTACAATAAGTGTACGCGAAAGGATACACACTAGTTGTCATTAACCCAGTCTCAGGTTTATTGGCAACCCATAACTTACCTGGACTAAAATATTTAGGGATAAGAGCGAGTTGCTTGATACTCTTAAAACATTCCCCTATAGTCGCGAAGTCCGCATCGCAGTTAGGAGGCGGAATATCCACGCCCCCAATATTGGTGACTGCGTAAACAGGATCATACCCAGACTCAGCGGCTAAGACTGTGTCTGGGTTTTTGGGAAACGCAAAAGCCATATCCGACGCACCATTAAAATACACCAAAACTTGTATAGAACTGGCTGCTGTACTTGGTGCAGACAATTTGGTCTCAATGTATATAAAGAGCTTGCCGATACTTCTGCTAGTAGAAACAAAAGGAGATGGTGACATATAAGGAATAGTGAATTTAATCTCACTTTTCTCTCTAATGTCAACAAGCTCTCTCAGACAATAGCTATTATCACCAAAAACCTGCGTAGTAACTCCATTTGGAGAAAACACGACAAAGATTCTACCCGAATGGTATTCTGTTTTCACAAATTTCAAAGTCATTTCTAACCCGCCTCTTCCAAGATGAAACAAGCGAGCCAACGCTCCAAAAGGAGGAGGATGAACGAATCCAAAAGAGTTAGTTCCAACCGTACGCACAAATCGTTGACCTATATTAGAATATGTCAGATCAACAGAATACAATGTAGTGCCAACGGACTGAGCAGTCGTGAAATCAAAAATCTCTACAAAAGCTGGAATTCTCTTCAAGTAATCAAGGCTCATTTCGTCTGTATCACTACCTGCAAACCCAGGCAAGCTGGGCAAACTATTCATAGCATCAATACCCATAGAATGGGAGTTCTCACCGCCATTATAATTAAACTGTTGCCAACCTGGAGTGGTACACATCGGAGTAACCTTGGACGAAATTCTAGGCTTAGAATATCCGAAAATAGACGCTATTGAACTAGCCATGCCAGACATGGACGATAAAGCGCCTAAAGATGGACCAACTACAGGGAGGCTCGAAAGTGTCCCTGCCGCTTTGGAAACCAAAGCTAAAGAACCACTGACAGCCCCTTGTTTAGATTCATCTTTCTCGGCGTTTGCCAAGTTCAAAATTGGCTTGGATTTACGTACTTTAGTAGCACCTGATTCCGGTACAATAGGTCCTGACAACTCTACATCTTCAAAAGACATAAAGACAGAGCAATCAACAGAAGTTGATCCAGTACCCGTGAGCATAGGTGACAATACACCAAAGTATATAACTCCCCAATCATAAGCGCCTTGAACCACAGCGTAAGGGATTGGAGCGGCTCTTCCCCAATCGCACCATAATGATGGTGCAATGTAAGGAATACGCAACTCACCTCCACCATCGCGAAAGTCAATTTCGACGTTGGGGTATTGAGTCCATCCTGATCGAGAAGCCAAACGAGTATTCTCTAACCCAGGATTAAATTCACTGCGCTCTACACCTTGAGGTACAAAGAACATTATGACGCGACCTTGTTGAAAAGGCTGCGAGTTTATGTTCAAACGGATAACAGCTGTACCTCTCATATATTTATATCCTGACAGCTTATTTGTCCAAATAGGCTCAGACCTTAAATTTCTAACAATTGAAAACGAAGCTAAAACAGAACCTCCGGCAGCAGCTGGTGTAATGTTAAACCGCAACGTATCAACTGGTCGAGATAAGAAGGAAGCGATTGTATTTGAATCACTCTGAGGAAAAGCAGTAACGCCATCCAAAGTAGTCTCTTTAATTTGCTGTACAGGAACGGGAGCATCATCTTGAAATTGCATGAGCTCACCGGCAGCATGTTGACCATTGTCAACAGCCAATTCGCCACTGTTTGAACTAACAATGGCTTGTTCTTTATTTACAGTTGAAGCAAGCTATTTACACTAAATCACAAAGTCAGCTCAAACTTTGTGGAAAGGGACGTGTGAGATATTGGTGTCTCTCCAGCCCATCTCAAGCTAAATAGCTCAGGCTTTCCTCTAACTCTCTAACTCTTAATGTTATTCCAAGTCCATTTTATTACACTAGAGTTGTTTTCGGAGCTAACTTAACACGAAGCCGAGGAACTCCGCGCGGTCGAGTTTTAAGACATCCCGGGTCATGATGATTTACGCATCAGATAAGAAAATGTCACTAGCTAACGCATTTTTAAACGTGCTATTGACAGGAGTATACTGTAAGATTTTTTGAGAAGATCTCACAATATCCTTCTTTTTCTCTTCAAAAACTGACAATCCGTGTTGTGCTAATTCAGCAAGCGCGCCTTCTACTCTCAACCTGAAATCAGCATCTGTAGTGTCTTTCTTTTCCCACATCAAGCTTTTCTCTATCGAGTCTAGCTCAAGTGGTGCAAAGACCTTGCCATTGCACTGCCTGAATCTTCGCCTGAGGAAAACTACTTCATCAATAGTTCTGCCTTCAACAAGATCTGTACTCTTATCTTCCGGCGTGTAATCCTGGTTCAAGTAGCGTTTCATACCCGCCTGCATAGCAACCATACCCCAAATAGCGTTATCAGCTTTGGGATAACTGATCAGATTGTCATCGCCACCTGCTATAATTCTGACGCGAGAAAACACATCGGAAAACTTTTCGCTCGGTGCGTTAACACGGGCCACGTACGACAATTCCAATATATTACAAATTGTGTTGTACGTCGAAGTAAGGAAATTCCCGGAAGGGTTTCCACCGTAACAATCGTACACAAAACCCTCAGAAATATGAATGGAATTGACAACTTCTAAGAACAATACAGCTCGAACTTGTCTGTCCGTTTCAGAGGCGTTGTAGTAGTAATCTTCTATGATTCTAGCTGCAGTCATCCCTATGGGCACAGGGATTCTTGTATCAAACTTACTATAATCTCCTGCAGTCACGAACCGGTCTCGCTCACCATTCGTCAGGTACAAGTACAAAACGGTCCATTCAGAAATAGGATCGATGCCTATAGCTGAACCATTCATAATACGATTTTGCCCACAGCTTCGTACGAAATCACCAAAGTACATTCTGAAAGCAATCAATAAAGGAAGAGGACACGCCATAAATTGGCGCGTTGCTCCTTTCTTTACTTTCGCTAACGGGCGCGTTTCATCTTTAAGATAATCAATGAAGACGTGTTCTCGCCTTATATTCCGCTTGCAATCATCAATGATAGCAAGAACTTCAGAACGTAACTCGCCACAATCAGCACTAGAAAAATCAAATTCGTCGCCATCGCCAAACCACTTAGTCTTCCCTTTAATACCATCCAAGGTGTAGGGGTAGCCTGCCGAGGACTTTCGATTCAAACTGTCAAAATACCCTGGTACTCCTGCAACTGCTTCTTCAAATGAAAACAGTCGAGGTTCCCATGGAGGAGGCACCAAACGGCGGTTAACAAAATTGGTGACAACATGATAAACTTCTTCTAGGACATCGGGATCGACGTACGGTTCGTCATGCTGGTAATTCGCTCGCGCAATTTCAGCAGGATTTATGCGAAGACCAGTTTCCTTGTCAATAAAAGGACATAACCTAGCAGGAGCTCTATCAGTAGCCCAGCCTAGTTCTGGAGCAAGTCGAGAAATTCGTAACTTAGTCTTCG